CGGAGTTTCTCTTTCAGATAAACGGGTTTACAATCAATACCACCGAAATAATGAGAACCACAGGATTCGCGGAAACTCCCTGAAGAGAAACTCTTCTTGGGATTAACCCTGAATCCAAGGAACTCACTAAACGATGAAAAGAGTTCGAACGTCGAGGAGGGGATAATAACATCATCCCCATAAACGCTTATAGGTTCTGATGCCGTTAAGGCACCAGAATACTCCGCCACAGCTTCTGCTGCGGCGTAGAATATAAGCGATTCGAGCTCGAAGGTGAATCCATTCCCCATAGAGGAGAATTTTTCCCACCGACGAGGCCCGTTACTCGACTTACCGTAATGGGATCTGCATATGTCCATTATCTGAAACCAACGCGGGGGTAACACTTCCCGCACGAGTTCCAGTGCTATGGAATCACTAGCAGACGAGAAATCAACAGTGGCAAGCTTGAAGTATTTCGACCCCAAGAGCGCCAGTCGCTGATTAATCGACTGATTGTTCAAGTCAATCCCCACCCGAAGAAGACGTCGACGAATCATCGTGCCTATAGCTTTCTGAAACCAGAGATTCCATCCTGGCTCGATTGCTATAACACGATCCGTCTTCGAATTTTTCGGTACAGTGACGATATCGTTCCCAACCTGAAAGTTCATCCACGACTCTCCGTAACAACGGGATAGATGGTTGAACCATAGGGGGTAGGCCGCGGGTAACCACGGTTCTACGAGGGAGTACAAGTCGCGAGTTATTCCACGTTCATCGTGGAACTTATTGATGGCCGAGACGTGTTCACCTTTTATCAAGGTTGATACGCCCGGTCCCCAATTTGCTCCGTCAACAAACTCATCAGCAGAAAAGTCGCCTAGAATCTGCATAATTTTCCGCTTGGTTGCATGAAGCAGCCAAACGTTAGACCCGTTGTGAAGCGGATCTAAATGCGGATTCCGGAATCGACTATTCGTTCGCTTACAGAGAGATTCATATTCTTCGAATTTCTCCAAAGCAACAGCTTCACGATTAAAACTAGTCTTCAAAAAGCTAGCTTTAGCCAAAAAGTTTGTTGCAGTGTAAGCGTCCCGAAAACTCTGAGCATCATTATAATGCGCAGGGTGACAATCCAAAGCAGTTAGCTGATCATGTTCCTTGTTGCGAAACAAGAGCCAGACTGTTAAACTGCGAGGAGTGTCAAGGGCTGATAAGAAATGACGAATTGCAACATCAGTGGTAGATGGAGCTTCGCGAAACTTCCGAGCTGCTTCAAGCAGTTCGGGACTACGTCTCCGTTTGGATGACATAGGTGATCCTCTCAAAGTGAGTGTGTGGACTTCGGGTTAGTAAACCGACTCGAAGTTCTGCACAGCGGATTGAATAACCGCGCTGTTCGCCATAAAGTTCTTCGCAAACGCCAGCAAGTCATTCCGCTGGGCAAGAGTCGAACGTTCTGGCAACACAAACTCACTGTTAAAGATCAGATCGTACGCCTTCGTCGGTGCCGGCTGAATGCCGGTAGCGGTCGAGGCGGACGTCTGTTCCAAAACAGGGATCACAACTTTCGCAGTCAGCCGATAGTTCCTAGAGCCCTTGGTAGGGATCTTGTTGCTAAAGCTGACGATGGGAAAACCGAGGGCAATTCCGCCTGATCGGTCCGCCCAACGGGCCACACCTGCCTGATCGATGTTGACAGGGGAGAAAGTTTTGCTGACTGGGGTCGCTTGACCGTCAAGCAGCGTAATAGCAGCTATTGCTGTCATGATATTTACTTTTTAGTAAGTTGAGTGATTAACGCAAAAGCATTCGCAAAATGCTGAATTGAAAGCGGATTCTTGAACTGCGGCCACGAAGGGAAAGGAAACGATACAAGTATCGTCCTGTCACACGTGACTGCAGATCGTTTAAGAATCTGATTCCAATAGATAAAGCGATTGTTGTACGTTCCGTTTCGGAATTTATGACACGTTCCTTCTGCCCGGTAGAATTCGGTACGACACCCTTTGACGAAGCTAAGTCCAAGAGTGGCGTCCCAAGTGTTCAACCAGTTGCCGACCGGTAAAAACCAGTCGGCGACGAAGGAAAATGGCATTAGTTCCCATGCAATCACCGCCGGGTTGAGTATACCCAACGAGGCAAGCGATTGTATGTGCGGAGCGTCGGTTTCATAGTGGAGAGTATACTTCACAGAATACTCAACTGTAGCGTTTGCAGTATAAGTGAGAAGCGGGTCATTACCATCGACCGTTTTCCACTCAGGCTTCAGACGATACTTCTCTTTCTTCACTACCTTGCCAGCGTACGGCTTTCGACCTACATCCGCGAGTGCTTCCATCGCGCCATATAGATCGTTGAGCAGAGGCTGCCAACCGTATTGAAGTTCGAGCCACCCTGAGGCCATAGCCTCCCGTTGCTCCTTCGCCTGAGAGAAGCCTTTCAGCTTTCTCCCATTGGCGGCGTACGCACTATTAAAACGTCTCATCCCTCGCTTCCGGGGAACGACACCTAGTGCGTTTGCAGCAGCCATGAAGTTGCC